ACTACCTATCAAGCAGCGCCAAGTGCTATATCTCAAATTGGTGGATTAGGCGCTACAGCATTAGGTGCGTTAGGGTCAACTGGTGCTTTCAAAAAGAAAGGTGGTGTAATTAAAGAGAAGAAGTATGCAGGCGGTGGTTTGGTCGAGTTAGCAATATCTAAAGCAATAGGAGAATAAGGATGATAGGCAGCTTAATGAATGTGGAAAATACTGCTGAGAAGTTATCTATTCCTCAGTTACAACAAGCTATGAGAGATGGAACATTACTTCCTTATGTCGGTATGCCAATTTTGCAACAAAAGGTTCAAGAACAAAAACAAATGCAAGCCGCTCAGCAGGAACAACAAGGTATAGCTAAAGCTCCCATAGCCCAACAGATTCTAGGTGAAGCTCAAGGTTTAACCCAACCTCCTATCTCTGCTCCACAACAAGGCTCACAAGGACTATCAGCATTACCAAGTAACTTACCAGAAGAGTATGCTAAAGGTGGTATCATTGCGTTCGCAGAAGGGTCTCAAGTTCCAAAATCAAACGCTCAAACAATCGGTGAATTAATAGAAGAAGCAAAGCAAAGAAAATTAGCTTCAGAATATAATCCTACTGGTTGGAATCCTGAAGCTGTTGAAAACTACCAACCTTGGGAAAGACCTATTGCGAGCAGAGAGCTAGTTCCATATACTGGTCAAGGCGCACCAGAATATCCAGCACCCGAATGGTTGGCTGGGCAAAGAGTTCCTGATGAAAATGTAATACGTTTAGGTGATATGAATAACCCTAGACCTACTGGGACCCCAAGGCCTCCACAATTTCAAAGTGTCGCTCAAGGTAGCCAAGTCGGCACATATATTCCACCAACAGAAAGTGTTGCTCAACCACAAGGCGTTAGCGGTTTGTTAGGTAAAGACGCAGTGAGTGGCGAATATATACCTAATGCTGCGCAAAGTCAGAGCCCCCTTGATTACGAACGAGCACCTATTGAAGGGGAAACAGCACCTCTTAAATATGGTAAGACTCAAAAAGAGTATGAAGAAGCTATGAGGAAATGGCGAGCTGATAGAGCTGAGCGTGCAAAAGCCCCCACTATGGAAGAACCTGTTATGGGAGAGCCCGCTATTGCAGAGTCAGAAGTAGGCGCTGGAGCGAAAGGCATTAATTTAAAACATTTAGGAGGAGCTAGTTTAAAAATGTTAGGTGCTCTTAGTCTTCCTGATTTAATAGATTCGGTTACTGGACAACCAGCCGATATAGAAGATTTGAATAAATACACTGCTATTAATAAAAGCGAAGGTATAGAGGGCGTGTTACAAGAGATGGACAGAGTAAGAGCGGCTAAAAATGCAGACATATCGAATAAAATACAAAGTGATATAGTAGAACCCACTAAAGATTGGTTTCAAACTAAATGGTCGGGGGAAAACGGGCAGCGGCGGCAAGCTGCTGTTGCAAAAGCTAATGCAGTGGTTGCTGAAAAACATGGCGTTCCTGTTGAGGCAATGAATGGGCTGTCAGCCACAGAATCTAGTAAAAATTCAAAAGCCTCGTTAGCTCAAATGGCAGCTATTGACGCTGCATCGAAAAAGTACGGCGTTCCTTCCAACATACTATATAACGTAGCTGATATTGAAAGCGACTTTAACCCAAATGCGGCCAACCCAAAAAGTAGCGCTTTAGGCGGGTTCCAATTTACAAACGATACTTGGAAAACTTATGGTACGGGTAATCCAGAGGATCGTAAAGATTTTAATAAGTCAGCAATGGCGGCAGCTAAGTGTTTAAAATCCAATTACAACCAATTTGGCGATTGGGGGTTAGCTGCGTCTGGGTATAATAAAGGCCCTAATGCACCTATGGCTACTCTGCAAGGTAACACACAATATATCAATGATGCTTTAAATGGACAAGGAACACAGCCGCAACCACAACAACAACCTTCTTACGCTGTACCAGATGCACCGACACTAAATGAAGAACCTGTTGATTTTAGTTCCTTGCTAAAACCTGAAACATCTGCTGTTGATTATCAAAAACAAATGCAAGAAAGGTTGGGTGATAATGCAGGGTTGGGTGCTATAAAAAACAAACTATCTAAAATGGAAGAAGAGGGTGCATCTGAAAAAGAAAAAGCCCCTTGGATGGCATTGATGACGGCAGGTTTAGGTATGATGGCAGGCACTTCTCCTTTTGCTGGCGTGAATATTGGTAAAGGTGGTATTGCTGGATTAAAAGCCTATACAGAAGCCCAAGACAACTTGAACAAAAATGAAGAGAAACGTTATGATCTTGAAAACCAATTGAATAACGCACAACGTGCTGAACAAATGGCTATATGGAAACATGGTGAAGACAGTCACGCTGCGGATGTAGCGGGTAATAGAACGGTTGCCCTTGCTGAGAAAAAAGCGCAACTAGAGAAAACTGCTAATCTAAATAAAGAAAAAACAGATATTTATAAAGCACAACTGGGTATTCCTGCGGAGCAAGCTAAGACTGCTCTCTATACTGCTCAGACTCAAGCCACTCAACATCCTTCTGCTGGAAATTTAAGTGATTATGAAGGGGCTAAAAAAGTAGCGATGGATAATCCTACCGCTCCACAATATGCAAAATATTTTAAAACTGACCCATCATCGGGTAAACCTGTTTGGGATGAGCTATCGTTCCGTTCTGATTATTCTAAAAAAGAAGTTATTGATAAAACGCCAATTGCTGATTTGTATAAAATAGTTAGTGAATCGCAAGACCCGCATATGGTGGACTTAGCTACAAAAAAACTCAATAATGTTTTAGGTGATAATAATGCTAGCCCTAACCCTAATGTTATAAAATATGACTCAAAAGGCAATAGGATTTAATAATGGCAAAATACGCTGAATTATCCGATGGTACAAGGCTTGAATTTCCAGACAATACCGAAGACTCTGTTATTGATGCTACTGTAAAAAAGCATTTAAGTTTAGCTACCCCAGAAGAAAAGCCTTTACTAGGGGAGCGGTTTAAAACAGGAGTTCAAGAAACATTACAAGGTTTAGGCACTGCTATTCAAGCACCTTTTCTTTCTAATGAAGAATTAACCCAAAGATTTAAAGAGCATCAAGCTAACCAAAAACCATCTGCTGGCAGTCTTGAAAAAGTACAACAGATTGCTGAAAACCAAGGGTATCTAGCCGCTGGTAAAGAAGCTTTATCACAAGTACCTGGAGTTATTGCAGAACAAGCGGGTAATTTAGGTGCAGTAGGTGCGGGTGCTTTAGGTGGTGCTGCGTTAGGTTCTGCTTTTTTACCATTTATAGGCGCACCGATAGGTGCGTTAGCTGGCGCAGGTTCAGCTTTGTTTGGAATATCTGCGGGTTCTAATATTGAGCGTCAAATATCTGAGCAGTTAAAAAATAATGAAAAGGTTGATCCTAATCTATTAGCTGCCTATGGTACAGCCGCTATACAAGCGGGTATTGATGTTATTGGTGGTCCTGAAAAGTTTTTTGTAGAACAGTTTGGCAAAGTTGCAGGTAAACAATTAGCAGAACAGTTTGCTAAAGAAGGGCTCGGCAAAACCATTGGTATGGGCGTTGCTAAAAATATAGCTACAGAAGTGCCTACTGAAATTGGGCAAAAAGCGCTAGAACGCGCCCAAGCACAACTACCCGTAACTGGTGATGAAGCTAATAAAGAATACAAGGAATCTGGTTATCAAGCCTTACTAGCATCCCCTATCGGTGCGCCTATCCGCATGTATGAAAAAGGGCAAGCTCAAACAGAGTTAGCTAATCAGCAAGCTGAAGAACAACGCAAGGTCGAAGCGCAACAAGCCGAGCAAGCAAAGCAAGATGCAGAGCAACAAGCTAAAGAAATAGAAAATAAAAAAATAGAAGAGGCTATTACTGCTTCAGGGGGACAGACAAGTCTTCCAAATTTATTTGACTATACAGGCAAAGCCCCTGTAACAGAAGAAGATGTAAAAGATATCAGTGAGAAAACTGCAGCAGAATATTTGCATGGGTTAGATGCTAGGTTTACAAATCCTTCTCAAATAAAAACGGCTTTGAAAGATACAGAATTTGAAAAGTTAGGTGCTAAAAAAGTATTAGATGTTTATAAATCTTTACCTACACAAGAAGACTTATTTGGTGCAGAAGGCGATCTTAATCAAAACATAACTAACGCTGCGGATATAAAACAAGCTAGACAAGATAAAATTGCTTCTGAATATCAAGCTAAAATGGAGAAAGCTAAAGAAGGTGAAAACCTTGATATTTTTGGTGCTCCAAAACAACCTAGTTATACACCAGAAGAAATAGTAGCGGAAGAAAAAACACCAGAAAAACCTGCCAATCTAATGATGCAGGATATTTTAAACAAAACTGACCAAGAAAATCAAATTGCGAAAGAGGCTAATAAAAGGCAACCTATTGTTAATGTAACACCAGAAGGAAATGCATTAACACCAGAACAATATCAAGCACGAGTAGAAGCAGAGCCTTTTAAACAGCACGCTTTAGATATTCAAGAAGCACAATTAAAAGCCCAGCACGAAGCGCAACAACAGCAGAATGCTCAAGAGATGCAAGATAAACTCGCTAAGGTTCAATCAGGTGAGAACTTAGATATCTTTGGAGAACCGTCTGCTCCAAAAGCTGCTCAAGAAACTATAGCTCCAGTGGAACAACCTTCTCAAGGCGGCTCAGCTAATCTTCAAATACAAGAAGCTATTAAACAAGCTGAGAAAGATTTTGATATTGAAAAAGCAAATAGACTTAGAGAACAATTAAATGTAACACCAGAAGGTGTGGCTTTAAAGCCAGATGAATATCAAGCGCATGATGATAGTGAATTTTTTAAACAACGCGCATCAGAACTACAACAAGAAGCTAAAGATAAACAAGCTATTGAAAAACAAGCTAAACAGAAAGTAATAAATGATGCCTTGATTGCACATGATGCTAAAGCTACAAAAGATACTATTACAACTATAAATACGTTGGCTAAAGAGTTAGGTTTAAAAGGTGATTTGAAATCTAAGGTAGACCAATTAAGAAATGTAGATGTAACTAAAGATCAAACAGAAAATAAATACTCTGTCGCAGATACTGCTACTGACACTGGACATACTGCTGACTCTCTAAGCAAGGGTTTATCTCCTGAAATGAAAGCTTTAGTAAGTTCTGGTAAAGCAGTTATTCATGATACAGCGGCAACTCTTCCTGGTGAAAATCACCCTGCAAACGTGCAGGGTATGACTACTAAAGAGGGGATCACTCATTATGTAGCGAACAAACTTACACCTAAAACATTAGACGATCTTGCTGTACATGAGGTGGGTGTCCACGTTGGTATGGAGAAGATGGTGGGTCCTAAAGTTTGGAAGGATATTACTAATCAAGTGATGAGCAACAAAGGGGCTGTTTATGAGAAAGCAAGAGCGTCTGTCCCAAAAGATACGCCTGAAAACCTTAAAGCTGAAGAAACATTAGCGTACTTGGTTGAACATTCCCCTAACTTACCTTTGGTACGCAGATTAATATCATCTATCAGAAACTGGGTACGTACTAGATTTGGAGCAAACATTAAACTAACGGAAGATGATGCTAGACACTTAGCAGTGTCGGTGTTACGTAAAGAGTCTAAAAGGCCGACTCAAACGATGCGAAAAGAATCTGTATATTCTAAAACAAAATTATTAGCCCCTAACGGTAAGCCTTCTAATCTAAACGCTGTTCAATATGCGCAAGTAAGAACTCCCGAGTTTAAAAAGTGGTTTGGTGATTGGGAAAACGATCCTAAAAATGCATCTAAAGTTGTTGATGAAAACGGGGAGCCTTTAGTAGTTTATCATGTTACAGGAACTGACTTTAATGCGTTTGATAATAAGTTTTTAGGGGTTAATACAGGAGCACCTAGTGCTTTAGAAGGGTTCTTTTTTACCGACTCTTCTAAAGTAGCCGCAGAATATGCTAAGCCTAGTAAAGAAGATATGTTAAAAGGGGATAAGCTTGCTATTAATCATCCTTTTGATTTGTTATTCGCTCCTTCTGATAAGGGGCATACGTTTACATCTACTTTTATTGAAGATGAACCACACGGTGAGTCAGTTTATTATGAAAATAGATTCACCGTAAGTCCTTTTGTCCATGATGACTCTGGAGTGCATACCACGTTAAAGGTAGAATACTTTAATTCTTACGGAGATATGGATGAAGATACCTTTGAGCTAAGCGCAAGGTCCATAGATTCTTTAGTTCATAAAATAGACGATAATAAAATACTTAAAGGTAGTGTGCGCCGTATGCAAGGGTATTCCGCTAGAACTATCCCTGTATTTTTAAGTTTACAACATCCCGGAATGTTTGATTACGAGGGAAAAGCTAGATCTAGGCAATACTCAGAGTTATTGCCTTATTTTAAACAGCAGTTTTTAGACGGAGGGGTGTTTAAAAATACGTTTGATAGTGGTAGAGAGAAGCGTATAGAATCTAATATTTATGTCGCTTTCCACCCTAACCAAATTAAGTCTGCTATAGGAAACACAGGCGCATTTAATAAATCAAACACTGATATCCGCTATTCCGTAGCACCAAAAAACGATGCTGACTTACGTGCCGCTACCCAAGTTTACGCTACGCCAGAAGCTAAGAAAGAACCTTCTATTTTTGATAAAGCAACTGGTGCGGGAAAATACATATCTGATACACCATTAAATAATATCTTGGATGATTTCAAAGCGGGGGTTGATAAATTTAGAACTACTGTTGCACATTCAGGATCACCTATTGAAAGATGGTATCAACAAAAATACAATGGCGTTATGCGTGACGCATTGACTAATGAAATACGTGGTGACATTTTATATGACCAAGCGATAGCAAGTAAGAACCAAGCAGTTGCTACATTAGAACAAGGTAAACCTATCATCGAAGATGGGGTTGTGCGCATACAAAAAGACGATAACAATGTTGATAACATGTTCAAACTTTTAAATAAGTTTGGTGATCGTATTGGCAGTATTGATGATGCTAAACATGCAGCATCTGCTTATTTACAAGCACTACGTTATCAACATACTCTTACTAAAAATGCTGAACTTCAAAAAAAGATTGATGGAGTAACTGATGAGAAAAAAGCTAAAAAATTAGAAGAAAAACTTATCAAAGTATCTCCTGAGCAAGAAGCGGGTATTAGTAGCGGTTTAGAATACGGAGTTCGACATCCTGAAGTTAAAAAAATAGCTGACATGTGGATGGCTATTAAAAATAATGTTGTTGATTTTCAAGAAAAAACAGGCCATATCAGTAAAGAAACTGCTGAAATGTATCGGAAAGACCCTGCTTATGTACCTTTATATAGGCTCATGGATGATTTGGAAAATACAAACCCAGGTTATAGGGCATCAGCTAAAAGTATTGCGGGAGTTAAAGCTGAAAAACATTTTGAAGGTTCTGAGCGTGATGTAAAAGATATCTTTGATAACATGGTTCATCGTGTTATGTGGGGTGTGGAAAGCGGTATTAAAAACTTTGCTAACCAACGTATTGCTAAAGACTTGGGTATTCAAAATGAAGACGGTGAGGTTATCTATCATAAGACACAACCTGTAGGTAAATCCGATACCACTGCTCCCATCTGGATTGATGGTAAACAAAGATGGGTAGAATACACTGATCCTTCTTTTGCTACTGCCCTTAATGGTATCGATCCTATCATACATTCTTGGATAAAGTTATTCGGCAAATCTAGTAAGATATTGCGTATGAGTGTTACATCACTCCCTATGTTCCAAGCTTTACAGATAGTCTATGATGCGCAAAGAGCAGCTGTGTATTCAGGTGTAGATCATCCCTTTAAATTAATGGGTAACATTCTTAAAAATGCCGGACAACTCTATTACGATATGTTGAAAGGTAGAGAGAATGCAATAATTAAAGAAATGGAACGCGCAGGTGTTCATGGTGGTTATGCTCATACTGTTGAAGAAATATCTGATGCAATGCATAGAAAGTATAATCTTGAAGCCAATACTAAAGTTAAACAATTACTAGATAAAATAGATAAGATTGCTTCTGTTTCTGATATGGCGCAACGTAAAGCTATATATGAGCAAACTATAAAAGAAACAGGTGATAAAGTATTAGCAGAACATCGTGCTAGAAATATCATCAATTGGAATCGTCATGGTTCTAGTGAATCTGTTCGTGTTTTAACTCAAATCGTTCCTTTTATGAACGCCTACATACAATCAATGGATGTATTATTAAACACTATAAATGGCACGGGTATTAGCACTAAAGAAAAGTCTATTGCAAGAAATGAATTTAAACGTATAGGAATGCAATTAGCATTATTATCATTCGTTTATTCTATGGCGGTAGGAGATGATGATGAATATCAGAAGATGAATGATAGAGAAAAAATTAGTAATCTTGTCATTCCTGGTATAGGTATGGTGCCTGTTGCTTCTGAAGTAGGTTTCATGTTTAAAGCATTACCTGAGATGTTATATCAATACTTCTCTCGTGAAGGAACTAAGAACCCAATGGACTCTACTAAGTTAAAAAAAGCCCTTTGGAATTCTTTTGCTAATGCAGTATTGGGTCCTAACGCAATGCCACAAGCTATCAAACCTATAATTGAAGCAACTGCTAATCACAGTTTCTTAACAGGTACTGAGTTGATTGGTCCACATTTGAAAAACTTAGAGACGTCCTTGCAGTTTAATGAAAACACTTCTGAGTTAGGTAAACTTATGGGACGTAGTGGACTTATTTCTCCAATAATAGCAGATCATATAATGAAAGCTTATGGCGGTACTGTAGCTAGTCTCACTTTAATGTCTATAGACTCTATTCTTGATGCGTTTTCTGATGTTAAACGTCCTACTCAAGCTTTGCATAAGAACCCTATCATTGGTAAATATGTTATTGATTCACGTTATAAAGATCAGGTTGATAGTTATTATGATTTATTAAATAAATCCAATGAAGTAGCAAGTAGTTTGAAAGAATATAAAGACACAGGTAATTCAACCGAAGCTAAAAACTACCAAGTTGAAAACAAAGAGATGTTAAAGACTAGATCTCAAGTACTTAGCTTACAAACACGTATGACAATGCTTAGAGAACAACATAAGAAAATTGTCAATTCCCCCAAGTTATCTGGTGATGAAAAGAAAGAAAAGTTAGATCAACTTGAAGAACGTATTGGTAAGACTTTGAAGAACATAAATTTACTTAGAGTTAAATCAGGAATGTAATCACCTTCGCCATGCTCGGACTCCGTACATATTTTGTTCGAGCACTTGCTTAGTGACACATCTTATTCCCAAGTCTCTACATGCCTTCTTGATCTGGACTTCAACGTCTGCTCTATCTATGCAAGGTACGAAGAAAGAACTTCCAAAGGTGAAGTTTGCCCAATCTATTTCAACTTCTTGATCGAATACCCAAATCATTTAGAAATTTCTCTTTGTTAAAATCTAATACTTTTGTAGCGTCAATATGTATAGCGGTAACCAGTTGGCTTGCTTTGATAAAGGAACCACCAAACATAGCTTTAGGTTTAATATCAACTATACATTCAAGACTGAGATTCTCATCTATATCTTCTTTCTTAATCTTACATGCTTTCTTAAATTCCATATAATTTACATAGAACATATTCTTATCAACATCATAGCGCATGAGGATAGGTCCGTCAGGGACATACAATCTATTTGCAGGTTTAATTGCTTTGCCGATAGTTACTAAAGTGTTTTTGCTATTTGAGTGCAAGTATTCGTACAAGTATGTGTCTCTAATATCCTGCTGACCTTTATATGTAGCGTAAAATTGTGTGCCATCAATACCGCTTATCTGTTTTACTACCTCCAACATCTGCTCCACATCATCGTGTATATTACCTGAAGAGGGTAGTTGTTTGAACTTGAAATGGGCAATTACTTTTTTGATAAAACCATCTACAAATACACCATGACTTTTTGGTAAAACAATCTCTTCCGTAAAGGGAGGTAAAGGGATATTGATTATTCGCTCATGGTCAATGTTAAGCGGGTTGGTTGATACACTGAAAATGCGTTTGTTATTTATACGTAAAATGTCTTTGACAATTCTTTTATCAGTTCTGTCTATATCAGGATAAGTAACAGGGAAATTATCAAATACTTCTACGAAGTTGGTCAATCGAATTGTAGTTAATCCTCGCATATCCCCATAGATACTATTTATTATTTTTAATAACGGCATCCATTCTCTATTCCCATAGAAATTAATAAGATAGGATCTACTGTTAATAAATCGCATTAAAGGTGCAGTGAGTGCTAGCGTAACTGCCAATATTGCAATAGGGTTATTGATACTTTCTAACCACTCTTCTACGCTACCACCCTGCTTCATAAGAGGAATGTAAGGGACGATGCGAGCATGAGGGGGAGAATAACGGGTTTCAGCAATAGTTAGTTCACGCTCACCTAAAACAAAAGTTTTGTTATTGTCCTTCCACCCAAATGATTGTCGCTTGGCTTTGGCCGCTTCGTAATAAGCACCTATGCTCATCTCAACTTCCTCATTAGTTCTTTAGTTTTTTCTATATAGGGTTTGCTCATACCAATAAATCCTGCAAACCAATAGACCACTACGTATTCAGAGACACCCATATACTCAGCAATATCACGCACAGTAAAATCTTTATCTCTGGCAAGATTGCCCAATTTAACTCCGTAAAGATTCTTGTGCCTTGCTGCGTTAAGTGCTTTGTTGATTTCATTTGTATTTTCCGGGGTTAATTTTTTAGATATTTTAATAAACTTCATCTTCTGTTCTTAGAGAATAATGATTAGCACCGTGCAAAGTATATCGAATATAAACAACACCCATCTTTTCAAAACGGGTCATTAATTCGCTAGCATGTTTATCCGTAAAATCCATCAATTGAGCAAACTCCAGAGCCGTCACAGTATGATGCTGTCTTAATAAGTCTACTGCTTTAGGTAAACATCTATCGACTAACCTTGATCCATTACGCCTTGTCGTCTTTAACATCTTTTTTATCCTCTTTCTTTTTAGAGAATATCTTGTCCCAGTTATCTGCAAACTTCTTTTGATCGGTAGGTCGTTGTACGCTACCTTTACCACCATGTGTTTGACCTTTCATTTTCTTTCCTCTATCCTATGCTCCATTTCTGCATACCTAACCCCTGCTAGAAACGCTTGTTTATACATCTTAGTATGTCCTTTAGTCTTTTGTTGTATCTTCTCTTCAGATAAACGGATAAGCTCTTTTAACTTTATTGTAACTTTCATACCCATCCCATCAAGTTAGCAAACCACATTAGATTTGTCACTATCAAACCTACAGATAAGAATTTTATTCCTCGGTATTGAGTAACAAGTCTGGCCCCTGCTATATTTAAAAGACTTATGTTTTCATTTTGATACTCTATGTACTCTGAATCTTCTTCGTCCTTAATAATATCTTGCAGCTCTTCAATATAGTAGCAAGTACTATTGACAATATCTTTTGTTTGGATATGAATATAATCTCTTAATACAACAGGTTCATTTCTCATTGGCTAAAAACTCACGTAATTTTCGTGCATAGTGTTTTGCTTTCTCAGCATCATGATCTGCTCCTTCTTTTTTACCTTGGCGCATAGCATATTTGATTATTTGAGATTTTAACCCACCAATAAATTCTTCTCTAGTTAAAACAAGTTCTTGTACTTCCCAGGGATCTATCGACATATCTTTGTAATGCGTCCCATCTATTTGATAATCATCCGCGTTTTTATATTCACTCATCATTTTATTTTCCTCCTAGACAAAAATATATTAGCTTAACAAGTCGCTATTAAATCAATAACTATCATAGCTAATGCAATCATCACTGCGGTTAATAACACAACTGCAAGATGTAAATGGTTATCTTCTTTAGTAATCATCGTTTAAAATCCTCTATTTCTTTATTGGTCAAAGGTGTTGCAACCTCCCAATCTGAACATAATCCAATAAACTTATAATCTTCTTTAAGCTCTACACCCTTAATAATGTCTACCACTTTTTTTCCTCCTCCAAAATCGTAAACCCAACACAATATACCTTGTTTAGGAATGCTGTTATACCAAGGGGGGTTAAGCAAATCGTCTATTTCTTCTTTTAATTTTCCACGCACTTCCCATAAATCTAATGTTAATGCTTTTTTCAACAGGTCATTACGTTTTTCAATGTCATACTTTAACAAAGTTATTTCTTCTTCATAATCCGATTTCAAACGTGCTATTTCATCATTCATTTCTTCTCCTTCAACTCTTTAATGATCTTCTCAGCATAGTAGTATCTCAATAGACTATGCTCGGCTTTATCGTATAACTCGAGTAGTTCTTTAATTTGTTTCTTCATCTTTATTCCTCTCCGCTAGCATTGCGTCTGCCATTACATAAGACATTCTCGCTAAAGTTTCCATGTCATACATGTTTTTAGGTAATGTCTGCATAGCCAACCCAGCAAAGTGGTCGCGTAGGGTCATTACACTTTTATCACTATATTCTTTTTGCGCTTGAAGCAGTGTTTGCTTGAGTATTAAGTTATCATTTTTTAAATCTTCTATTACTGTTTTTAATATATCTATCTCATTCATCTTTATCCCCCTATCCCATGTGCTTTTTCTATTGCTCTTGCAAAGCAAAAAGCCTTAAATGAATTAGCTTCGTTACATAAATTTTGCACTCCTAGTAGAATTATTTCATCATCACTCAAAGGCTCACGTTTTGGTGGTGTAAAACTTATAGTTGGCCGTTTTAGTTCAGCCAATGCCGTTTCTAATGCTTCAATAAGTTTATCTTTATTCATCTCATTCCCCTTTTTTACCTACCCTATAAAGTTTATCCCCATACTCAAGTTTACCCATCCATAGCAAAGGTATACGCTAATTCTATCGTGTGTTGTCATTTGCATAGCTCCTTTTTTTCTGTGATAATATAAAGTTTAGTTCCTACTTTTGGAATCATTTTATTTCTCCATGTAACCCCTAAAAAAGGCCCACCGATACAGTTATTATTACCATGATGTTCAATAGTTCCTATATGCTCTATGTCAGGGTCGGAGTTATCTATATACCAACCTACTATTTGTCCGTTTTTCCAGATACTTTTAAATGGTGCTTTAGTATCATTGTATTGAGGCTGTAAATATTTGGTAATTTCTTCTTTTAATAAACACCATTCTGAGTAATTCCATTTGCTTAGTAAAAATTTATTTAATAATTCTCGATCTTCATTCATCCTTCTTTTTCCTCCTTAATACCATAAAAAATTTTAAGGTTATGTTTTTCAATGACTTCATCTCTTGTAGCAATATCATGCTCATAAAGACACCTCATTTCTTCATACATTTCTTGCATTAATTCCATCTCCCGATGATGTAAATAATCAGATTTAATACTTACAGAGTTTAATTTATGAAATTCTTTCCAAAAAAAATACGCAAAATACCATCCAACATATCCTACTAAAATAATTATTAACTCTATTGCTTCACTCATAATTTAAATCCTATTAATATTACAGCTTGCGTTAATATTTGCACACAATGCTTTTATCAAACGCAATACGTATTCATCATTCATCTCGATAGAATTTAAAGGCATGTTATTATTAAAAAATGTTATCACCGTATTACCTTTATTATTTGTTCCAGTCATAACGCTTGGTAAATCAAATTTTTCTTTTGTTTCACTCATCTCCACCCTCCATTATTGTTTCCTTAATAACATCCGCATTAGCATTAAGATGCACTAACACCCTGTCGTTTAGATAACATCTACTGTACATACCGTCTATTTTTTCAAATTCAAATGGTGTTTTCTGTGGATCATCTTTAAGAACGAAGTGATCGCCTTTGTGTAGTTCGTATAGTTTCATTTTTTCACCCATTTACCGTCATTGCATTGCTCCATCAGGCCAAACTTTTTAAAACCTTGCGTCTATTTTTTCAAACTCAAACGGTGTTCTTTTTCTATAATCCGCACTAACTGTACAAACCCTTTCCATTCCTGATATGCCTGTTCAAACAATTCAGGTTCGGCAAGAACCGCCCAATGTCCAACACAATCCGAACTATAAGAATATTCTTCCCACACCCCATCAGAAAATCTTCTAAATTTTGACGATTTAAACTCCAGACCATCAAATTCTATTTCCTGATATGTTCGTTTCCCAACACTTGCTATTTTCATTTTTTATTCTCCAGGATTCTGATTATTCAATATCCAATATTAGTGACCCAAAGCTTCATCACTCAACGGCGCTGGAACTTGCATCCACTGCGTCTCACTAATATATGTCGTTTCACTCATCATTATATTTTTAAGTTCTTCACGCAATTCACGTTCACATAGACTTGCACCGATACAATCACTATCCATAGCACTGTTGATCTTGGCATCAACCCAATTCATTAAAGCGTTTAATTGATCTTCAGTCATTCCCCACCTCCAATACCGTGTTCTTTTTCTATTGCTCTGGCAAAGTTACGAACCATAAAAGTTTTACCAGCATATTTATCCCCCCATAAATCTGCTATTACATCATCACTCAAAGGCTCACGTTTTAAATCTTGCTCGGCTTGTGCATAACCTTTTTTAAATTCTTTTAAACCTTCTCTTGGCGTTATACCTTCAGGCTGGGCGAGCAGTTCTTTTTCTCTAGACATTATGATCCCCATATCGTGGCACATCTGCGCCAAATTTCTTAATATAAAGATCTAATAGTGCTATACTATTATCCCATGCCGTTATAACTTGATACTCTTGTTTAACTTTCCCAAGTGTCGTGAAATGAATACCAGTTTCTTTTTCAATCTCAGTTAAATTCATTT